AGCAAATGTTGCTTCACGTCTAGAGAAGCCCATTAATTTAATAATGCCTTCCATCAGTCCGTTGGGCACTCTGTTGATTCCGGCGGCAAGAATGTATGTCATATAACTTGTTGCCTGAAGTACTGCATCTTCTACTGTTCCAATTACGGGAATAAATTCAGGAAGTGCTGTTTGTGCGTATGTTAAAGCAGCACTATATACATCTTGCGGTTCAACATCGTAAAGAGTTAAATCAACATATTGAGAAAAATTTGGTGACGACATTTTAAACTACCTCAAAGCTAATCAATAGATTAACATTACCTGAATCAGATTGCTCAACAGCAACCTTCGTTATATTAACATTATCCACATATTTATGTATTTTTTCCCTAATAGTAGCCGTCTTAATTTCAGCGAATGAAGGGTCATCAACTCCATAGTTGACAGTCAACGGCAACTCCCCAGGCTGTATGAGGGTTATCTGTCTTATGAGATGCGCATAGTAGTCATTAGTCCCAACGACATAATGTTTTGTTGTTCCGTCGCTATTGAACGAAAGCGGGGTTCTGATTGTGTCCATTTATCTATTCTCTCATATCAAACATATTTGCCCAACACAACAAGAGTATCGTATGAGTTATTTAAAAAAGCCACAACGACTTTCATCCCAATAGTTGGCATTGCCGGTGTCCCACTAGCTATTGGTGCCATCACTCTTGCTGGGCCAAGGGCAGTATTCTGATCCGCTACCGCAGGAACAATTACAGTCACCGTTCTAGTTGTCGCATCAACTGTTTTTACAACCCCAACATATATGCCAGGTTCTTTAAGAACCGCAGGACTCTCAGGTGCTTGTATATTACGAAAAGGATCAGATTTAAACATTATTAATCACCTTCGGTTCCAATAATAACTTCATTCGTTGGTGGGTCATCTTCTACTTCATCAAGGTTTCTCGTGTCTGGATTAGAAATTTTATCAACAGTAGCAAATTCAATAGCCACAGGTTCTGGTTCGTCAACTTTGTACTCAACCGAAGTTATCAAATAGGGCTTATTAAATTGGGGACTAATGCCACGAATGATACATGTCATTCCAGCCCTAAGTTTATATCCATTATCTCTCCAGACTAAAGCAGAACCAGAACCACTCGTGGGCATATCTTTAGCTATTTGCAGTTTTGGCATTTGCATCAATAAAAATCTTTTTTCTTTTTCTGGGGTCGGCCATTCAAGTGGAACATAGCTAAATTTGCGGGCAGACGATTCCCCTTTTGGTTGATAGTTTTTAGAATCAACCCCCCATCTTCCTAAAAGATACATTGGTGATGCAAAAAACAATGTGTTGTTGGCTATAAAACACACATACTGGTTTTCTTGAGCGGTACGTTGGAGCACTTGCCATACGCTTTCTCTGTTGTTTTTTGCTTTAACCTGAATTGCTTGTTGATCTCCCTTGACTCTCTCTCCTACAAATTCAAGTTTCATTTTTGCAGCGACATTTGCCGCATACTGAAAACCGTTTAACGCTTTGAAAGATCCAGGATTTTTATTGTTTTTAAGTTGCTGACATTTTGATTCAAACAATTCAAGAGAAATAACAGCAAAATCACCATCGCCTTGACGAACACTGATTGTTGACAGCAAAAAATCACGCGTGCCCCATTCATATACGGTGTCAAGCTCAAAATAATCATTTCTAAGCATTTTGAAACCTTTATCAACAACATCAACTTCTAAACGTGAAGCTCCATCCATTGTCCAGTTAACTGTCATTGATGTTATAGATTCGTTAAAATCTACTTTACCGTTTGGCGTTTTGATATGTAAATCACTTATGCGAAGCATTTTTATTTACTCTTACACACTGGGCATGGTTCGGTGGTGATTTTCCCTTTAATATACTTACGATTTCTACCTGACGAATCCATCATGCAACTCACTTTTGGCAGAGCGCATGGCTTTTGTTGGGGTTTGGAGCATTTTGCTATACATGCCGTTCTTTTTGCGCCTGGTTTATTATTTTTTTTGCATTTTTGAGGACAAGTAAGAACAGGATCTTTTCTAAATTTTGGAATATCAACAATTGTTATATCTGGGTTTCTGTTTTCAATAAAAGAAATGCTTACATTTGCGTTAGTGATCTGATTGTCAGCATTTCTCCTAATACTACTAATTGTAAGATCCGCAATAAAAAACCTATTCGTTCTTTCTACTATTGAAAAAGAAGTAACAGGTGCTTTAGATAAAAACAACGACTTAGTAAGCATATCGTCAAAATTAAAAAATTGAATACTTCGGGTTGTGTCCGTAGCCATTTTCCTTAACAGTTCTATTGAATCACTAACTGATTCAACCATGCCGTCAAAGGGAACCGCAAGCATAAACTCAAAACTAAGTTTCATTAATTTCTGTGATTTATACATAACTAGTGGCGTTCTGCCGGCTCTAGGAACTTCAACTATTTCATTAGAAAGTTGTTCGTATGATATTTCACCAGGAGAAAAAGGAAAATAAAAATCGTAAAACTCGTCAGTTTCAACATTTTTTAACAATCTCATATATGGATCTATGTTCATATTGTATGTGCTGGTAAAAGTAACACCATCTAGAAGTATTTTTGCTTGTTCGGCAGCCGCTGCACTCAACGGTACACTTATTGTCACAGCAGATCTTGCAGATACTTTATTATTTCTTTTATTGATAATAGTTTTATTGTCAGCCATTACTTAGCACCTTGATTTTGTCTTTTTATTTTTAGCCACTGCGCATCAACAATATCAGTAATGACCTTTTGTGCTGCTTTATCATCAACAGAAATAACACCACTAATTTGAATATTTGGTGCATATGCAACCTGTGTAGAAAGCGAACTTGGATCAACGGGAGCAACTCTTTTTCCACTTGGAAGAACATCATTCCCCTGTGCATCAGGATTAGGAGTATTCAAATATCCAGTGTTAAGGAAAGCAAGAATATCTTTACCTGATGATTTTCCTGTCAAAACATTATTTAAAAGGTCATCCATTGCAACCGAAGCACCCGCTCCACCTTCCGCAATAACTTTACCTATTTGAGTCAAAATTTGAGTATCCGAAACTCCCTTTACGCCCGAGTTCCTTATGGCTTCTCCAAATATTGAAGAATATGTAGAACCCTTGGATGTTATAAACGATTCCGACTCTCTCTTTGAATCAAAAACACCAATCTCAGACGCAACTTTCATTATTTTGTCAATCTGTCCAGGCATTACATCCGCAAGAAGCTTCATCGTGTCTTCCAGCATTACTGTTGCTTTTGAAGAACTTCCAGTTAAAGCGTAACCACGTTGAAATCCTGTTTTTAAGAACTGAATAATCGTGGATTTACTTGTGTCACCGCTTGCAATCTTGTCCTGCATTGCATCAAATTGATTCTGCATGTCAAGAGCTTGAAGAGGAGCATCAAACAATGCCATTTTTGCGTCAAGCATTTGGGCATTCATGTTAGCTAAACCAGGAGCCATTTTTTCCGTAAGATTTATTCCCGCTTTTTTGGCAACATCCATAACTCCGACAATGCCTTTTTTGAGACCATCTATCCCAACACCGGCCTTGTTTGCAATCTTTACCATTTCTTTTGCGTCGGCACCAAATACTATTTGAAATAATCCAGCATTTTTAGAATAATTAGATGCGCCTTTGCTTAGTGCATCAATTTCTTTTTTGCGCTTTTCAATTTCCTTGTTGTAAACATCAATGTTTCCTTTACCAGCAGCGGCGGCATCTGCGTAAACATTGTCAACAGCAGACTGAACACCTTCAAGGTCGCCAGCACTCATGGCATCATCTAGGCGTGTTGCATAACCAGCAATAAATTCTTTAGCTGCTGAACGTGCTTGCTTGTTGTATTTTCCAGCGTTCCAAACTCCTGCCGCAAAACCAATAGCACCACCGAGAGCCGCACCAAGGGCTGTTCCCAAAACAGGAACCGCACTTCCGATAGTTGCACCAATTGCCGCACCAGTGGCTGCACCAGCAAGTCCTCCTCCGGCTTTTGCAACATTGCTGTCACTATTTCCAAACATCCCGGCAGAAACAGATCCACCAAGTTTCCAAGCAGCGGTTCCACCAGCAAGTAGGGCTGCAGTTGGACCAGAAGCACCCATCATTTTTGCCATACCCGCCATCTGCATTGCACTGCCAGCAGAACCAGTAACAGCGTTTCCTTGTTTTCCACCAATATCAAGACCGCTTATTGCGGTTCCACCCATCATCAGCGCCATTGGGTTTCCTGCAATATTGCCAACCTTACTTGCCACATTGCCCATGCCGCCAGATGCTGCAAACTGTCTGCCTACGGCTTTTCGGGAATTTTTTAAAGATTGAGTTATGCTTGCTCCACCGTAGCGAGAACCCTGAAAAGCATTAGCGGCTCTTTGTCCATAATTTAATGAACCCGTTGCGCTGGCTCCAAGACCTGGAGTTGTAGTAGGTGGAAAAAACATGTTCCCAAAATTTGCACGTCGGTTCAATCCATTGCTAGGTGAAGCAATCTGTCCTATTCCTCCTCTAATTCTTTGAAATTCACCACCAACTCTTGATCTATAGTTACCAAATCGCTGACCCATACTCATTCGTCCAGCAGCACCAGCACCACCGATTGCTCGTGCCGCTGCTGCATTCGCAACAGTCCCCGCTGCGCCTCCAGTGACTCCTGTTCCATTTACATACACAGAACCAGCCGTGACATTCATCGTGCCCGTGGAAGAAGCAACACCAGGCATAGCACCTGTACCGCCAGTTAGTTTTGAAGCGCCAGCATTGAGTGCTCCACCAACTTTTCCTTTAACTTGTGCCCCGCCCATTTTGAGCGCCCTCATACCGATAAAAGCAGCGCCTAATGTTGCTATACCACCAAGAGCTCCAGGGAGTTTGTTTGTTAGGGAAAGCAGCGCTCCCATTGCTGTAAGAATTGCAGCAACTACTTTTGCAACAATAGTCATAACTGGAAGAGCTTTAACAAAGGCGTCTTTTATTTGTGTTCCAATATTAGAAAGTGCCAAATAAACTTCGGCAAATGCCATAGAAAATTTTGTTAAATTGTCTAAAAACGATTTGTCAGTAAAGAACATGGCAATCTGATCAACGGTTCCACCAAAGCTTTCACCCACGGCGCGTAAAGCAGGCAACAAAGCTTTCCAGATACCAGAAGCAGCATCCTGCAAAGGACGCAACCATTCTACTATTCTACTGGCTAAGTTACTAAAGGTTTTCCAACCATCACTCAATCTTCCAAGAGCATTCGTAGCGTCAGGAACACGTGTCTCAATTAGTCTTCCAATAGCATTGGTTATTTTTCCAAAACCATCGGCAAGTTTCTGAAGCGTTCCGCCATTTACTACGCCACCCATTTCGGCATTGATGCGCATGAACAAGACTCTTATGTCGCCCGTCATTTGTTGGAAAATTTGCTTGACCGGCCCGAGAAGAGGTTCACCCATTTCAACAAACATTCCCTTGATTTCACTCAAGGCACCCTTTGCTTGACCAACAAGCGTGTTGTTCATGTTTCCAAGTTGACCAGAGTACTTTTTGAAAGTATCTCCTAGTGTTCCGTTAACAGCAGCTTCAGCAAACTTGTCATAAGTGTTGATTCCCTGAGCGTTTGCTTCTTTAAGTATTTTCGTGAACTCTGGGCCAAGCGCTTTACCGGCTTGTTGAACTTTGGAACCAAACGTTCCGCGCTTCTGATACTCAGCCATAAACTTTGCTAGTTCTTCTGAGTTCTTGCCTATGTCCCCTCCCATACCGCTTGTAACATCCGCTAAGGCTCTAAAAGCTGCGGTTGTTTTACCAGTGACAGGTCCCTGCTTGGAGAGGGTTGAGAAGGCTGCGGTAAGCGACTTTGATCCAAGTACTGCTAATTGAGCATCATCCACAAACATCTTCATTGCGGAAGAAGCAGCCTCAACACTACTGGCTGTATTTGTTGCCCCATCAGCAAACATTGGAGCAAAAGAAGTTGACGCAAACTCTCTCTGAGCTGCTAAGAATGTGGCAAAAGCAGCCGTTGCCGCAACTATTGCATAAGCAACACCAGATAGGGCTAATTGATACCCCTTAGCGAATGCTGCGCCCGATTTAAATAGCAACGCCGATGAAGCAATTGCTAGTGCTGCAGCGGCCATTTCAATAGCCATTGGTTTAATGCCAAATTTTATAAGTTTGTGCAATCCGCCCAAAAGGGTCTTGGTTGCGTCATTGACACTAAAAAGTCTCTTCAGGAAACTATCCTGATTTTTGGTCGCATTCTTAGTTGCGCCAGAATGACTATTTAAGGCTTTGGTATTTTTATTTGCGCCTTTTGCAAGAGAGTCATGAGTGGATGTAACTTCATCCATCTTCTTGCGATGTTTATCCATCGTTTTGGTGCAGTCATCAACTTCACTGCACATTGCGTTAAGAGCTGCGCGTACTGCGGTGATACTGGCAATATCGGCATCAACGTCAATTTTAATTGTGACATTCTCAGCCATATGCACTCCGAAGTATTAAATATAATACGAGTTTTAACTACTTCTCCTTAGAAGCGCGCTCTCTATCATCTCCAATAACTTTAGCACACGCTACTCTTATCAACCACTCCGTATCATCACCATCAAGGATTCTGATGGGGTCAGTACCAAACAACTCACCTAACCGTGCAGCAGAAATTACCCGCACGTCTTCAGTTAAGAATTGGATGACCCCTTCGTAGGGTCCATAGTTTCCACCGAGTCCCCATATCCAGATGCTTCCATGATTGCCACCGCAGCAGCTTCAACATGGGGTTCAAGACCAAAGAAAGCACGAACACAGTCAGGAAGAGCGCGTGTCGTCTTGGTCATTTCAAGGATTTCTGGAGAAGCAAAGTTGACTTCATAACCGTTGCCATCAATAACCATTTCGCCGTTAAATGCAATACCTGTGGTTGTGTGGCCAATAACTGAGCAAGCAAACTTGAGGGTGTCCATCCCTGATTTGCTTTCTTCTCCTGCGTTTTTTCTCCAAGACTTCAACTGATGCTGAGTGACGTTGGGTGAAACGCGGACAGTAACGCCGGGTCGCTCTGGAACTTCAACAAAGATATCAGGACGCTTTACGCTTCCTTCAATAACTTTTTTGAGTTGTGCAAGGATTGTTGGCTCATTTGACGCACCAGGGGTGTCGTCTACTGGCATGATTGTGAAAGGTGTATCCATAAAAGTGACATTATCATGGCCGGTTTGTAACAACCGGAACTATCAAAATTTAATTATGCTGTTGCAACTGCGACTGACGAGATCATGAAAGTCAGACCAAAAGTGGCAGGAGTTCCGCTTGAAGCATCACCGTCTGGTTCCGTAAGACCGACCAAAAGAGCCTGACCGTAGTATCTGTCGTTTCCAACTAGTTCAATACCAGTGTTCAACACCTTGACTGTGATATCGTAATAAACTCTACCGACAAGTTGACGAAGAGCTTGCATGTTCGCAATAAAGGTAGTGTCAGCTACTGCATAGTTAGTAAGAGTCACATCCCCTACTTCTGCTGGAGCCGTAACAATGGATGGCCACTTTGCCCCACCGTGGTACACCTTCTCAACCTGTGCTTGAATTTCACCGCCAGATACTTGAGCAAAAAACTCAGCAAAAGTTGGAATCGTACCAAGCGTTGTGTCCGCCTGAGTAAGTGACGGGGAAATAGCAGCAACAATTTGGCGCTGTGGAGCAATCTTTGCAGCATTATTTCTAATGTTGTATGCGGTTCCGTTTTGGTTTGACATGATGGTTCTCCGTCTTAGGCGAGGTTAGTTGTCAGGTTTGACTTGATAATGCTTACAGTGATTTTGTCACCAACACTTGAGATACGAACTCCAACTTGGGCTTTAATAAGACCTGTTTGAAGTTGTGAAACTGGGTTAAGTGTATCGTTGACTGTAATGGTGTAACCATAGTCTGTACGGCGTCCACGAGCATCAAATCCTTCATAGAAACCACCAGAAAGTCTGATTGGTTCAAGAACTCCCTGAATCGCTGATTCAATGTTGCCGTAAAGTGTCTTTCTTCCATTGATAGAAGAAAAGATGAGTGCTTCAAGTTGAAGCTCACATCTGTCAACGATGTAGTTGATTGTGTCTCTATTTGTAATAAATCTGAACTGAGCAACATCTGTTGAGTGAGAACGAGCACCGTAAACTCTTACATCGCCGTTAATGATTCTGATTGCATTAACATAAGCAGCATCAAGAGCATCACCGGCTGTCCTGCCGACAACGGTTACAACTCCATTAACAAATCTTGGAATCGTAATTTCACCTGCGTAAGCTTCCCAAGTTCCAGTTGCGGTCACCGTTTTTGAACGAGCAGCCGCAACATATGATTCTGGAGAGATACTGATTGAGTTACCAAGATAAGGAATCGTGATCCACGGATAGTACATCGCGAGGTACTCATGATTGTCACCCACATAACCAGTTGACATCGTGGCAACAGAACTCGCATCGTCTGTTTCTTCAAACGAAAGAAGAGCAACTCTGTTATTTGCTACACAATGTGTCTTGATAGGGTTCCAGAAATCTGTTTCACGTGTTGTTGAAGATGCGGTATCAACCGCACCAGGAATGGCTACACAACCAGTGCCAAGATCTTCTGTGAAAAGAGCAAGAGCAGAAATAAAATCTGCTGTTGTGGCGGCACCGTCAGTTCCTGCGTTAGCAAGCGCAGCGGCTGTAGAAACAGTAACAAAAGCGGTATTTGCACGATTCGTGGTGGCTGCTGTTACATAGTTTTTAAGAACAGTACTGTTGTTCACTGCATCAACGAAATCTCCAGAGTTTTCATATCCACCGGTCCAGAGTTCTACGCCGCTATACTTAATGGAAAATGTGTAAACACCAGAAACAGCCGCACTTACAGTGATGGAAATGTTCTCGCCCCAGTCGCCGCGACCAGCCGCAGTGAGTGTTACTGCAACAGTAGATCCTGTGGAAATCAAACCCAAAGAAGCTCTGGCGTTTGAACCAGTGCTCTTAGTAGCTCTTGCTACATAACAAAGAGAGCCACCCTCTTCAAAAAATGTGTAAACACTTTGGTAAAGGTACTTACCAGACACAAAACCGCCAAAAGCGGTCGTGTAGTCGTCAATACTTGTACATGCGACAGCAAAAGTGTCTGAACCGCGTTCCGCTTCACCAACAACAAAAAATGTTGCCCCTGGCGCAGTGGTAGATGCCGAAGCACCCGTTCTGATTGCTGTGTTGATTGTTACTCCGGGCATCCGCCATCCTCCGTAAATTATGTTTGGACGATTAAATTGGCCTCGTCAGTCCTTACTGCGAGTATACATTTATTCAACCGATTCTTCAGGAACTTCTGTAGTATCAGAACTTACTTCTTCAACAATTTCCTCTTTTGTTTCTTCAACAGGTGTGGTTTGTTCTTGAATCGGCTCTTCTGTAACTTCAGTAGGTTTTTTTGAAGATGTTTTTTTTGTTGATTTTGTGTCTGTTTCTTGCTCAATAACAACATCAACAACGACTAAATGGCCTTTTCGCACATTGGCTAAGGCTACTGGATTCCACTCAACAGAAACACTTTTGCCGTTATCTAGGCGATCTCCTGCTTCGTTGTATGAGGTTGAACTGATTGAACCATTAAGAAGGGTGACTAGTTTTCCTTCATATTCTTGATATGTATTCATAAGTTTTCCCAATCAACCTTCGCTTGGATCCATGTCTAGCATCTCAATTTCATAAGTGTCTACCATTGCAATTTGCTGGCGATAAACAATTTCATTGATTACTAAATCATACCCTATATAAGCACCTGCAAGAACCCGGTCGCCTTTTAACATAGTTAAATCAGAAAATTCCTCAGTAATACTAGACGAATCAATATAGGCTTCGTAATCTCCATTTGCGTCGTTTAACGTTTGCAACGAAGGAACATCAAGAAGCGCAGAACGAACCACCGTCGTAAGCCTGTCTCTCATTAACGTTACTTCTTCAGAACTATCACTTCTAGTCCAAACATAAGTACGCATAGAATATGTGACACGGTAAACAGCATCGCCTGTATATGTAAAACCAGACTGGTCAAACCTATTGGCTGAAATTGATACCGTAATCAAAGTTGGCCAATGATCAAGGGCTATAGGTTCGTGGGAAAGATAGAGAAGCGGATCGGGGAGGGTTTCGTCATCCAAATCCCAACCATTTCTGTACCTAAGCATTCTTCCAGGAATGTCAGCTTTGAGATAATCGCTCACATATTGCTTAGCGAACTGTGGTCCCTGCATTAAGTAATCAGTCATTATGAAATATCATTTCCCACGACATGTTCACGTGTTTTCATTCCTAGCATTTTTGCAAAAAACGGTGGTTCAAAAACTACTTGACGCTTAGCCATTTTTGATGTTCCATATTGGTGGAATTTTGCGTACTCAACCGAGGTTCCAAATTCAGCTCTGGTAAAACCAATATGGTTCTCTGGGCCATTGAGGTCAGAAAGGCTCTTGAAAAGTGCCCCTGACTGCTGAAGTATTGGCTTTCCTGGATAACGAACGCCCTTCCAAGCGGCGTAGCGAGCATCTAGAGGATCCCATCCACCGACCATGAGTCCTGAAGTAGTGAAGTTTAAGGCGTTTGCTCTTTTTAGATAACCTTTTGCCCAACCAAATACTGGACGAAAGTCTTGAGATCTGCGAATCATTTGATCCATACGCCTAATAGCGTTATCCGCATTGCAAGAAATATTCATGCTAAGACTCATTTATGCGACCCTAGTTCTTCGCCATCTTTTAACAGCGGCAAGTTCTTTTTCCAAGAATCCTGTTTCCTGAAGTGCAACTTCACGAGGGTTCAAATCCTTAATACCAACCACGTCGTCATGCATATTCTGCATTTCCCTAGAAGCTGCTCTTAATATCATTAACTGGAAAACCTTTATTCCATCTCCGGCTAAACCTGCTCTGTAGGAGATGGTGATGATGTCGTTGGCAAAACCACGATAACAGTCAATTCCAAATCTTCTCACGGTGTAATCATTACCTAATGCAACAACCGTTCCAGTTTGAGCAAAAGTTCCCGCAGTAAGACCACTCTGTGTCACCGTGAAAGTGTTGGTAGCAACAGAAGAAATAACATTAGATGAAAGATTTAGAGCAGAAGTACTCAAACCGCTCACTTTAATTTTTTGACCGACAGTAAAACCGTGGTTAGAAGCCGTATATGTGACAGTTGTTCCAGCAACAGTTACCGAAGTAATATTTGCATTTCTTATTACTGCTTCACCAAGAAGACGACCAGTTTCATTCAGATTAGAAACAGTTACTTTTTGTACTGAAACAATTGGAGAATTGCGAATATAGATGGTCTGGGGAGGTTGAGCGTATGTGACCATGCCAATAGAGTCATCCGACACGGAGGTTTCGTTTGTAAAAAATGACGACATTGGTACGCCGACAAAGTTTGATTCAAGAACATAAGTCTCTTCAAAATCCGTTAGTTCTATGGGGCGACGCAGGTAGGACTCAAGTTCGCTTTGCAGACCTTCAAGGACGTATTCAGCGGCGGTTTCCTGCCTGTTACTGAACCGAATATCCATATATGTTGCTAATTGTGAAACGCTTACAAGCATGATGAATTACCTTAATAAGGGGAGAAATAAACCGAGAAGGTTTATCTTCTTACTGCTCTACCAGCAGCCCTTGCTCCTGCAGCGGCACCACGGCCTGGTCTTCCTCGTCTTCCGCCAATTTCGCCTGCTCGTCTTGCGGCAACTAGGCCTGGGGCAGTACCTGGGGTACGGTTATAGGCTTCTGCGTTTCCGGGAACACGCCGTCCATTGATATAGAGAGGGCGCTCAATTATTCTTTGTTCTCTTCCGCCGCCTGGACGTGTGAACAGCTCAATATCGCGTGTCATTGTGGAGTTGGGCATAAAATCCTCCGATCGGACTTGCCTCAACGATACCATAAAATGACTGTAAAGTATTTATCTATCTAAATTAGGTGGTCGTTCAAATTTAGGTACATTTTTTTCATCAATCTTGGGTGCCTCAATAGGAATCCAGGCTCGTGAATACTTATGCTCAGGAACCTTGCGATGCTTAATTAAATTGGGCGCAAGCATTAAGTCAAGTTCATCGTCGGTGAGACCCAAAAGTGTCAATAGTTCTTCTGTGTCGTATTTTCCAGTTACACAAATATCAATAATTATGTCTGACATTTTTTTAGCAAGAATTGAACCCCTTGCTCTGTTGAGTCTTATATGCATAATCATTGAATCAATATCATCAATGTCTTTAAAATAAACAGGAACTTGATCTCCGTGAACCTTGATGAACTTATCTTCTTGAGCTATCGCCCATCTGTGAAAACCATCAATAATTGTAGAAGTTTTCTCCTGAACGACAATTGGTTGCGCCCACCCATAATCCATCATTGATTCACGCAATAGATTAAAATCTGGTTTTAACAAATAAGTTGTTCGCCAATCAGCTGGCTTTAAAGCAGAGCTAGGCATAAATACAATTTTCATAAATTTTCTTCCATTTGTTCATTAGCAATCATTCTCATCGTGTGCGCTCTTGTTCCTGGACCGACAGGCGAAGGAGAGTTTGCCTGAAAATCATTAAGCAACAAAATGCGAAGCAAATGATCTGTTGGAAACCCAAAAGGATCATTAGTTTGCTTTTTCCTAAATTCTCCAGCAAATTTATACGCTGCATTTTTGATTCCAGGAGTGAGCATATTTTGCTCAATACAATCACGAACCCCGTCATAACCATTTTTGGCGTAAGAGGCGATAAGTTTCTCAATGTTGAACTCAGGCCACCACCGACGCTGTGCATCTATTTGTGGAAAACAATCAAAAAGCTTGTCATAAAATTCAGGTTCAGTTGAAACAACATCACCAATTCTCCGTATCGCTACAGAATGCAAAGGTATTCCAATTCTCGTATTGCTTCCAGTAAGTGAAGCAAGGTCGTAATACTCGCAGTACTCAGCACCGTGTTCTTCTGTGATGAATTTCAAGACGTCATCAGTTGTCCAGTCGTAAATTACTTTTGCAAGCCTTAGAGGTATTGACTTCTTAACCTTGAAAGGCGCAACGATGTAGTTTTCGTGGAGTTTCTGAACACACGATCTGTATCTAATCATTGACTCATTTGCACGGACACCGTTAAGAAACGCAGTTCTTCCCATTTTTCCCTGCATTGTGTAATAGTCGTGACCTTCTGGCGCTGGAAAATACGGATCAATGCCAAAGTGTTTAGCGGTGATTGCACCTTTAGGGATGTCCCTAACCAAAAGACCTTTATCTGCCCGAGCTTGCGACCACAGTAAGCAGTATTCACGGCGACCCAAAATCCAAATTTCTTGACCAGCCGGAAGGCAGTACCATTCCATGTCAATCCAGTCATAATCTCGTACTTTTTCTACGAACTCAACAACCTTAGGGCTTACCATTTCTTCATCTCGGAAAATCACTTTGACTGGCCCGAGTCCTCTTTCTTCATGAACTTCTTTAGCCAAATAAAGCACTGCTGTGCTATCTTTTCCTCCAGAAAACTGAACGCAAACAGTATCAAAAGTATCATATATGTGCCTTATTCGTTGACGGGCCGCATCAACGCAACTCATATCTAGAAACATTCTCTGTCTTGGCATCTGCCTAGTACTTTGCTATCTGGGAGAGGCGTTGAACTTCTGCATCTTTTGCACTTACTAGCGATTCAAGTTTGTTGATTTTGTCTATGAAACCAACATACTCGTCGGTTAAATCAATAACAGAAGAGAATAGTTCTTTTAAATCTTTATTGCTTGTTGAATCAACAAACTGCTCAATGTTTAAAAGTTTTTGATTGAGTTCTTCTAGAAGTTTTTCTTGCATTGTTAGTCTTTCCATTTTGAGTTCCCCACTAAAACTCCAAGAAAAAACATTGAAAAAAACAAAATAATATCTACAAATATGTACATATTAATCCGAACTTTGCAATGCGGACTTTTTAGCATAGCGCTGCAAAAAATTTGTTCCCGTGGGTGTGATTGTCCAACACATGGAATTTTTCTTTTTAACATACCCTTTGGAGTGAAGATCGGTCAATCTTTCGTTCACTCGCGAAGGTTTAGAAAATCGGTGTGGGAACATCTCAAGTATTTGGGAAGCGCTTGCACCAGTGGTATTTTTCATTTTTAGATATCTCAAAATAAGAGTTCCAATCGGTGTATTTGTAGAGTTTACTGATTCTGCCATTTTTATCCCAAAATACTGTGTTCGTCAATATCGTCAAATGTCCAATACCCGTCAAGTGTTGCCCATAGTGCGGTATCAATAGCAGTTTCTTCAAGGTCGTATTCGTACATAAGGTCTTTGTGTGACTTGATTGCACGACGTAAAAACTCAACAGTTTTCATTCGTTCTTCAACCTGATCGGTGGACATAGCAATCATCCGTGTTATCTCGTCAAGACGGTGAGCAACATGGAACCGAAATCGGTCAATCTTCTTTCGGCGCTCTGCTGAATCAGAAACAACCTCAGCTATAAGGGTTATGCCTTCACTGCCGAGCGCCTGATATGTAGCCACATCCTGCTGTTCGCCTTTTATGATTTCTTCAACTTGATTGTCTAAATTTTTTAATAAAATACTTACAGCACGTTGCCATCTTCCCCAGTTTTCTGGAAGTTTAAGATACTCGCGCTGTTGATCCGATACTTTATTTTTGATTTCTTCGGCTACTAGCCTTGCGAAGGAATCGTCATTCATTATTTATTCCATTCTGGACATATTTTTTTATAGCTACACCAATCACATAATCTGTGCTTGATTGGTTCAAATTCACCAGAGACACACCGTAAGTCAATTTCTTTACGAATGTGCACTACCGTGCTTCTTACATTTTCTCTATCTTCATCTGTAACTGTTTTTGAGAGAAGAACTGCGTCTTTAATGAACAGTAGTTCAATTTCTTTTACGGTTTGGTTTAGTTGTTTTTCCAACACGTAAGCGTAGAGAAGGAGTTGAAAGTACTTATCGTCACGATATCTAGGAGATGGTGTTTTTCCAGTTTTGTAATCACCAACGATAATTCCGTCATCAGTATTTCTCCATCGGTCAATGAAGCCTTTGATAGCAACACCATCAATAGTGTCGTTAAGTTCGGTTTCAATTCCATCAAAATGAAGTGCTGTTGGATCTTCCATTGCAAACAGATTCTCAACACACCACCACGAACTCCATCTAAAGAGCCGTACGGCCTCGTCTCCCTTTACATAGGGGGCAATCTTTTCGGCATATTCCATCTCCCACCATTCTTTAGCAACCAACTTTGCCCTATCTAGGGTTCGTTCATCTTTGGGCAAAGAGTATAAATCTTCTAAAATGCTATGAACAAAGTTGCCACGAAGAGTTGCTTCTGTTGGCGGATCTTGAAGACCATCAATTCTAGAAAACTTATACTTCAGCGGACATTGTTGAAATGTTGAAATTGAAGATGGAGAAAGATACGGAGGTGGTTTAAGAATAAACTCACTCATCAGTAGATGGTGCTCCACTAAAAGAGATACGCAGGCATTCGCCAATTAGTTCTTCTAAATCTTTTACTGTTGCGGTTTGTTTTGTTGGCTTCGGACGAGAACCAGCGTATGTTTTCCAGAAACTTCCAAGTTGTGTTTTTCCTGCTGTGTCAAGACCTTTTGATACTTGAACAAAGTTGTCCCATAGTTCCACAATGGCTGAATCAATTACTGGTTCTGGTGGCTCTTCGGCGCTCAGCGCTTCTTCACTGCGAGCAAGATAAAGACCAACACCAAGCGTTTGTGCGGCCTTCTTGAGTGCATCAGAAACAGCACCCTTCATTTCGTCACCAAGGTCAACAATGTCGCCGGCTTTTGTGCGCTTAATCTTTTGACCACCGAATCCATCGCGGATAATGCACGAATCTGGACGAGTTGCATCTGTGTGCCACATAAGGCGAACATGGGCAACGATGTAATCGGGATCAATTGCGTCACGAGAGCATGACAAAATGTTGAATGACCATGAGTCAAGTCCAAGAACTTTGTTAAGACGAGTAATCACTTCGCTTACTGGAATGTAAGTAAGTCTTGCTCCGCCTTTGCTAAGGGTTTTTTCTACTTCGGGAGCGAATGGCTCGTAGAGGTTTTGATATGTATTTGCTAACATTTATTTTGCCTTTCTAACAATAATGCTTGTTTTGTAGTCGCCTACTTCACAGTAATTATCTGCGTTTATACCTATTTTTGATAGTTCTTTAACCCGCCAATACGACGGTTGTATGTAGTCCAAAACCTTTTTTAAGAGGTCTTCCGTTGACAGTACCACTTCTCCAGTACTCATGTCAACCGATGATTGAATAAGACGACGCCCGACTTCGTTAATCAGTTTGTCGTGATCCCATTTCTTTCTATCTGAAGATGTTTTAATTTCAATCTTTCCACCATGCGCATCCATTTCTTCAATGTTGGCTTTTTGCAGCGTGGTCATCACTTGTGCTGAAAACATTCCATAAACGTCACTAAACGCATTTTTCATAGAATGCAAAGCAACTACGGCATCGGCCAGTTCTTCAGGGGATGGATTCTGGGCAAGGAAGTCATTTAACTGATCTTCCGCGTCCATGACTGTTTTCATTAATTCGGAAAACAGGTCGTTAATAGAGGCCATTTTGAACCTTTCAATATATAAATAGAATATTAGTTGTCACATTATGATACTGGCACGACGGCGCTGAGGCAACCCCAGGCCAGCCAAATGAGTGAACGCACCCACAGCAGAGTCAACTTGGTCATCGTGGTCGCAAGCCTCAGGAAATGATGCCATTTCATCCAACCAATCAGTTAGCCAAGGTGCCCGAACAATCCGCACATTGCCATTTGCTACCGCAGCACTGAAAGGTCTTGCTCTGGTCACTTTATCGCCAGTCGCTCTGATTCCAGATAAATCATATCCTGGGAGCACATATCTCGCATATTGGTCAATTAGGGCTTTTCCGCTTGAACCTGGTTCTTGCTCAATTCTGATAGCCACCATTCGTCCATCTTCAGCTGCCGTTTGGGCAATCAAAGCCTCTACTTTTTCACCTTTTGCCCGTATTTTGCGGACATCCAGAACGTAGGCAATTCCCTGATCAAAAATCATCAATGTCCCTACGGTCCAGTCTGGGTTAGGGTTTGAATGAGATGGTTCGGTGGCTGCAAGGTCCCAAAACCGGACTGCCCGTGCTGTTGATGTGACATTTGGCACTTCTGTGGAATCTATAATTGTAAAGTTTGTCCTATCAAACATAGTTCCCAAAGTGGTTGACCACCAATCACCCATCTCAAGCCGGCGACGCTCTACGGGGTCAAGAGCAGTCAGCGCCTGTCGGTAGGAATCAGCGTCAATTCCAGGGTTATCAGTCAGAAGAGAAGGAACAAAAATTCTTCCAGTTTCCTTTCCTTCCACAATAAATCTCTGCCTAACCCAATTAGGTGCAGGGTTTGAAGCGGATCTCATTCTTAAAGGAACCTGAGAAAGAGGGCCCGTTGCAGGGCGACGAAGACGAGAGAACAAGTATCTGTAGTCGGATTCACGAATTTCAGTGACCTCATCCATGCCGATAAACTGAAACTCCGAACCCTTATAACGAAGATAGTCGTTCGTGTTGTTTAGATATCCAAACGAGATTCTTGCACCAGACGGAAATGTCGCAACATAAGAGTTTGCGTTCCAGTGAATTTCATCCTGTCCGCCAATCCATGTTTTGAATCTGTCCATGAGAGCACCAGGAAGTGCTAAGTCGGCATAGGTGCGTCTGAAAAGAATTGCAGAGTAATTGGGTACATCTACATATTGCATTGCGGCCATCAACAACGCAGACGACTTCCCACCACCGGCAGCGCCACCAAAAAGAGCTTCCATTGCGTAAGTACGTAGGAAAACCTTTTGTGTTATTGATGGTTCTTCAGGACAGAATAAAGGCTCCTTCGGTTGCAAATATTCTAATACTTTGTTCCAGTCGGGCATAATAATGCTTTCTTCTTGCTGTATGTACTGTACTATTGGAAAGTAACTGCGCTAAGGTACATACACATGAAAATAAAAGATTTGCTCCAACGGTTTTTAATGCGCCAAAGCAATGCTCACTTATTAATGATTTCTTTTATACTTTTTACTGGAACTGGTGCAGCACTAATAGAATTGCCTTATGGACTTATAACCATAGGGCTTTGTTCGGGCGTCTACGGATACCTGTTGGGACGTGAATAATGGCGTGGAATTCGTTTAATGAAAAATCACTGCAAGGTGTGCAACAAAAGTCAATTCTTAATGTAGGAGCACCTGTTGCTTTCAATGCTGGCATGGCGGGAAAGCCATACAAGGATTCGTGGGATATTGAGCGCGCATACCGTGAAGGTGTCCAAAAGGTAACTTGGGTTTTCCGTTGTATTGATGCAATTGCTGGAAACCAAGCCAGACTGCCGATGATTTTGCGTAAAGACAATTCACCTACTGGTCAAGTTGTTAATAAAAACAATCCGCTTTTAGACATTCTTAACTCAAAAGCCAATATGGGAGAAAACTCCTTCATATTCCGCTATAGAGTTTCTTCTCAGCTTTTAATGAGTTCAAGAGGCGTGTTTATTGAAAAAGTAAGAGGGCGTGACGGTCAAATTATCGCCCTTCATCTTCTTCCGCCTCAACACACCGCCCCAATTCCCGATCCCAAGACATTCGTTTCTGGATATGAAGTTGATATGCGCAACGGAACCAAAGTCATTCTAAAACCAAGTGATGTTATTTGGATTCGTAGACCACACCCCCTTGATCCTTATCTTTCTATTACTCCAATGGAGGCGGCAGGAATTGCGATTGAGTTAGAAAACTTATCAAAACTCTATAACCGCAACTATTTGCTCAATGACGGCCGTCCGGGTGGACTTCTTGTTGTTCGTGGTGAAATGGAAGACGACGACAAGGAAGAGTTGCGTAACAGGTTTAGAGGAAACTTGAGTCGTACTGGCTCAACTACGGTTATTGCATCAGAAGATGGTGTTGATTATATTGACACTTCAGCCTCGCCACGAGATGCTGCCTACACGCAAATGCGTCAAATCCAAAAAGAAGAAATACTTTCTGCGTTTGGTGTCCCTGAATCAGTTATCGGAAACGCTGCAGGGCGTACTTTTTCTAACGCATCAGAAGAACTGCGAGTCTTTTGGTTGGAAACAATGCTTCCACACCTTGAACCTCTTGCTCGTGCTTTGGATGATCTTGATGAAAAGTATTATATTGATTTTGATACGGGAAGCGTTCCTATCCTCATCATGGCAAAGCAGGAACGTGCGCGCTACCTGATGGACGAGTATCAACAGGGTCTTATCAGTGTCAACGAATATCGTGACGGAACAGGCAAAAAGAAAGTTGATTCAGAATTGGCTGACAGTCTTTTGGCTAACCCTAACTTGACTCCGATTGCCAATACTGAAAAACCATTTAAGCCAGAAGAACAGCAACCTGTTGATATGGCTGCGGCTGGTGCTCCTCCGGGAATGCCAGGAGTCGTTCCAGGATCGCTAACAGACACCGCAGGACAGGCTCCAACGCCTGAACTACCACCAATGGGTACAACTCCACCAATGCCGACTACGGCACCTGATGGCGCTCCTGCGGGTATGCAGACGGCAACTCCTCCGGCTCCCGACGGCATGCTCTCTGGTTCCTCTTCTGAACTCATGACGAAATCTGCTGATTACGAAATGATTAACGACGATTGGGACACAAAAGAAGAACAAGACTCCGATAGGTGGGTTGAAATACTTGACCGTGCCCTTGAAAGACTTTTTGAACGTCAACAGCGTGTTGTTCTAGAAAAAGCTTCTGGAACGAAATCAGGAAAAGCATTGATTCAAAAGAATCTTTCAGTTGATGCAATTTTTGACAAAGAAGTTTGGGACAAGCAACTTGCCGAAGACATCTATCCCGTTCTTAAATCTGCTGGCATGGACGCCGTTGTGTTGAGTTCACAAAGGTCAGGGATGCCTCCTGATGTTGAAGAAGCAGATATAGAACAGATTGTCTCTGAACAAGTTGCAAGACTGCAAAAAGCAAACACAAACACCCGTGACGAAGTTGCCGCAGCAGTAATGATTGCAATGGCTCTTGGTGATGACGAAGACAAGCACAGCATGCTTAGGGCCGCACTAATTGCAATTTTTGCTAACTTGATCGGCAAACGCAGACGCACTATGGCTGAACTTGAAGCACAAACATCACACAATGCTGGAATTTATTTTGCTGGAAAGTCCGCTGGATCACCTCAAAAAACATGGATTACCCGTAAGGACAGTCGTGTTCGGGGGGAGCATGTTCTTCTTCATGGAAAAACTGTTGATCTGGACGAAGGATTTGCAATTGACGGCGAAACGCTTAGATTCCCGGGTGACCCTCTTGCTCCAATTGGATCCACAATCAACTGTCGCTGCAGACTAAGAATTAGATAGTTTCAGTAAACCCTCTAAATCACTTTAAGTAAAGACTGAAATAATTAGCCTTTGTTTCTTTGATCCTCTGTAAAATGTTCTACTCTTGTATGAATACAGGGAGATTCAATGTCTACAGTTCAGCAAGCAATTGATACACAATACAAAGTAATGCCAGGTCAAATAAACATTGACGAGGCACAAGGCATTGTTGAATGCTTCGTTGCTGGTATCGGCAACAAAGACTCAGTTGGCGATATTTGTGTTCCAGGCTGCTTTACTGAAAGTCTCAAGCGCCGTAAGCCTCGTGTTGTGTGGGGTCATAACTGGAACGAACCAATAGGTAAAGTTCTTGAGATTTATGAAGTAAGCCCTAACGACCCACGCCTTCCAATGAAAATGAAGCGTGCTGGTATCGGTGGTCTTTACGCCCGCGTGCAGTTCAATCTCAAGTCTGATCGTGGTCAGCAAGCATTTGCCGATGTTTCCTTCTTTGGTGAAGAACAAGAATGGTCTATTGGATACAAGACGCTAAACGCCGATTATGACCAAGGAATGCAAGCAAACATCCTTAAAGAAGTTGAACTTTACGAAGTTTCTCCAGTTCTTCATGGCGCAAACCAACTGACTGCAACCATTTCAATAAAGTCAGATGAAAAGAATGCTGGCATCTACGACGTTGAAGATACCGATAACTATGCAGGCCCTCGTGGAGAAGATGGTGGAGTTCCAGCAATGAACCCAAGTTCTGGCATAGCTGGAAATCTTGCACGAGCAATTGCTACTCGTTTTGGTGGCGCAGTTCGTCTACGCACAGCAGATAAAAACATTGCAATATTTGACCACATGCATGAAGGCGAAAAGATGACCATGCGTGTCACTTACCATTTTGATGGTGATGAATTCATGTTTGGAAACCCAGTGAGGGTAAAGCCAGAAATCATGTACATTCCAGAAAATGACAATGCTCCAGCAGTAATGCCACAGCCAAATGGCAAAAAACCACAAAGCAATCCATTTGCTTCACAGTATCGCGACGAACTCAATCAGCCTGGCGTTCCCGATGAAATCAAACCAAAAGCATGTGGCTGTGGATGCATGGGTGAAAAGTCAACTGACGAAAAAGCAGCACCAGGTGCGGATGCATTGAACCAGATTGCAAACATCGTAGGAGTGGATGCACCACAAGAAAGAGTCACGGGGGATGTAGCAAGAGGTTACGGTCCACGTAGGGGTAATCTTGAACAGTTGCTCAGGTATTGGCGTCCAATTATGCGCAAAGAGGGCGGTTTCCGTCGTTGTCGGGTAATTCTTGCTGACCACCCAGAACTGTATCCACTGAATAATATCTGTGCTTGGCTACACCACGAAACAACGGGTCTGTGGCCGAATGAGGGATGTCATCATCCTGGAATGAAGAACTGCCGTAATAAGATTAAAAAAGGCATTAACGGTTCTCTCTGGAACGACCGTCAATGGAACGACCGTATGGATTCTCGTTTTGGTAAGGGTCTTGAGTCACCTGAAGAGTATGCAGAATTTGAGAAATCAGCAGTTTACGAACTCAAAACATTTATTGACCAAGAACCAGAAATGATGAAATTTCTTTCTGATGATTCCAACTGGGAACATTCTGGTGAAGATGAGACTGGTGCCATAGTTGTTCATATTGGTCGTGAAGCCGGCGAATCAAGCGGCAGTGGGTGCGGATGCGGTGGCGATGAAACCGATAAGCCAAAACCAGCAATGAGAATGATTAACGCTTTGCTTTCTCTTCAAAAGTCAATTGAAACCGATATGGATACCAAAGCTGGTCGCATGATTAGCAACAGAAATATGGGAAAGCTAAAAGAAGCAATGCAAATTATTGCAGCAGTAATTGAAGCTGCGCAAGCCCCAGAAATGCAAATGAAGGCTTCTGGTGAAATAAGAATTAAAGCAACAGGTGACCACCTGTACAGCATTAATGAAGCAATATCACCAATCGTTGATTACTACAAACTTGATTCTGAAGTTAGGGAGTCCGGTATCTATTTTAGTACTAGTCTTTCAGAAGATGCTAAATCAGCTATCGGAAATGTGATCAATGGATACAAGTCAGCAGATAAAGCGCATGAGTCTTACTAAGGAAACATACTCTTATGGCGTATACTTCTCAAAACGGTTTACCAAAAATCGCATCAAAATTTCATTGCATGGTTTCAGGCGAAAAGCGCATGGAGCCTTGTGCTGGATGTACAAATCCCAGAACTTGCGTTTCGTCAACAATGCAATACAAGGAGAAAAATAATATGGCAAATGAACCGACCGTAAAACTAGCCGCCGATGGAACAATCACGTGTGCTAAGAATCTTGAACTAACCGAATGCGGTTACAAGGTTGGACAACCCGTGTGTGGAAAATGTGGCGCTGCTGCTGAGAACGTTAAGAGTCTTGAAGTCTCAGACGACGACTCCGATGGATGGGTAACCGCAGATACCGACACCAAGGGAACCAAGATGCCTGTTCCAGAATTTGAAGGAATGGCAGAAATGGCAGAAGACGAAATGGATGAAACCCCAGTAGCAAAGCGCAAGAAGGCTCGCAAGACTCGTCTTGAAAGCATGGGAATGAAGTCTGCTGATTGGGATGATGATGCGTTTATTTGTGCTTTTGAGCGCAAAATGTACCCAGGTCAAGCAACAGTCTGCGCACAGTGCCCAGGTGGTTGCGCTCCAGAACAAGACATGCCGTCACTTCTTGAAATTGAAGGAATAGCACAGGATATGTTCAGCGGTAAAGTTCTTGACTCTGGATACGCAGATAGCACCGACATGTTTGTTGTTGATGTTCAGCGCAAAGATGGAAAACCAGTTGAAGCATTCTTTGATGGAACAACTGGCGAGTGCATGGGTTGGCACATGCTCAACGAAAAAGTCATTGGCGAGATTGCCGAGATTGATGGAATCAAGGTTATTTCATTTGCTGATGCAGCAGAAATTGCAACCAAGTCTATTGAAGGTGATGTAATCAGCGTTGATGCAGACATGTTTGAAGGCCGTGACGCTTTTGCCGTTGAAATTGACAGTCTTGACGGAAAGTCGTATGACGTTTTCGTATCTCTTGATGGTTCAATTCTTGGATGGGATGAATATGAGCCTGAAGAGGCAGCAGACATTGATGAAGAAATCGCTGATCTTGCATTGAAGGCAATGTATGGTGACGACGAGCGCATGGAAATGGCTAAGGGCGGAATGGCTATGCCTGATGGTTCTTATCCAATCAAGGATGAAGAAGACTTGAAGAATGCAATCATGGCTGTTGGTCGGGCTTCCAATCCTGATGAAGTCAAAATGCATTGCAAGAAGCGCGCCATGGAACTCGGTA